CTTCAACTGGTACAGGTGTATCAGGAGCTGGTGCAGATGGTACTGGTGGTCCAGAAAGTCAATATGGCGGTAATCAAAATACCTCAACTAGTAGTAGTGGTGGTTATCAAGGTGGTGATGGAGAAGGTGGTGCTGGTGGTACTGGCGGATCTGGAGCTACTGACGGAGGTAGCGGTGGATTCCAAGGTGGAGCTAATCCTATGGGTGGTGGTTTTACAGGTGGTAGATAATGTCTAGTAAACAAAACTTAGAATATGTTTATAACTATCCTGCTTATACTTTAACAGGTATTTTATTGTCTACATATGAATTTCAGTTAGTATCAGAAGATATAACTAATCAATTAGTACGTTATCATAATGTAGAAAATCAAGAGGTAGTATCATGGTTTCTTGCATAACCTGTGAACATCATTGTCATTGTTTTCATAAATGTGAATTATGTGATTGTGAAACTTGTGAACATCCAAATGCATTAGATGAGTTTTGGAAACGTCTAGAAGAAAATGCAGGTATTATTATGAACTTAACTAAACATAAAGATTAATGGCACATACTTATAAAAATAGTAAAGTAGATTTAACAACTACAGATAATACAGTTTTATATACATCACCTGAATCAACTGTAAGTATAGTAAAGTCAATACTTGTTTCTAATGATGATGCAAGTAATGCCTGTGAAATAACAGTTACTTTACTTAACACAGGTAATGATGTATTTAGTTTATTTAAGCAAAAAGATATAGCTGCTAAAACAACTACTGAACTATTAACTAATCCTTTAGTTATGAATACAGATGAAGAATTAAAAGTACAAGCAGAGAATGCAAATGATCTTCATGTTGTATGTAGTTATTTAGAAATTACATGACAGAACCTGTACTTATACCTACAAAAAATATTAAAGAAGTTGAACCATTTGTTTTAGATTCTATAGATAAAGCATTAAAATATTCTGGTGGACATTATAATTTAGAAGATGTTCGTAAAGATTTATATGAAGGTAAATCACAACTTTGGATACTTTGGAATAAAGATAAACAAGAACAATACCAAGGTTGTATTGTATCTAAGATTATTGAAAGACCAAATACTAGATCTTTAAATCTTTTTATTGTTACAGGTAAAGATCGTAAACAATGGCAAGATAAAATTAAAGTAATAGAAGATTGGGCAAAGATAGAAGGTTGTACCCATTTAGAAACATATGCTCGACCAGGATGGTCTCGCATACTTAAAAAACATAATTATAAAATAACACATTATTTGTTAGAAAGAAAGTTGGAGGACTAATATATGTCATTCGGAGGAAGTGATCCAGTAGTTACAGGAATAACAGGCGGTATTTATGAAGAAGCAGAACCATATGTATCGGACATTTTAGCTGAATCGGCACGATTATATGCTAGTGATGTAGGTAGAAATTATTATCCTGGTTCTACAGTAATACCATTTGCACCTGAAACACAAGCAGCTTATGATTTAGCTGAAGCTCAAGGTCTTGATATGACTGGAAGAAGTAGATTATATGATACTGCTGAAACTACATTAGGTGGATTTGCTACTGGTATTATGCCTGATGCATATATGAGTAGAGGTTTAGGTAGTGGTATGGGAATGGGAGTAGGTTATGGTTCTGCTGATCCTAGAAGAACAGCATATAGTGAATTACAACCACAAGGAGAATACTTATCAGGAGTAAGACAAGGTATTAGTTCTGATGTAATGAGAGATATTCAATCACAATTTGGTGGACAAGGTAGAACAGGAACTAGCCCTGCTGCACAACAAGCGGCTGCTAGAGGATTTACAGAAGCCTATGCACCAATAGCTCAAAGTGCTGCAGAAGCAGAAAGAGCAAGAGAATTAAGTTCTAGAGAATCTGCTATCGGTAGAGAATTTACAGGTGGTAGAGAAGCTATAGATAGATTATTTAGAGGAAGCCAAGCACAAATAGGTAGAGAATATGGTGCATCACAAGCTGATATTGCTAGAGAACAACAAGCTAGAGAAGCTAATCTAGGTAGAATGTTTGATGCAGCAGGAGCTTTACCAGGATTACAAGATACTATGGATGCAAGACGAGCTGCAGGTATAGAAGGCATCTTAGGAGTAGGTTCTGCTTATGAAGATCTTGCTGGTAGAAATTTACAAGACCGTATTAATAGATTTACATTTGAACAACAATCACCTTACACAAGACTAGCTAACTTTATTAGTCCTATTACAAGTATTGCTGCATTAAGTAATCCTTCATATCAATATGGACAACAACCAAATGCTTTAACAAGTGCTTATGGAGGCGCGCAAGCAGGATATAACGTAGGTAGTATGTTTGGCATGGGTCCTATGGGTGCTATTGCAGGTGGATTATTAGGAGGATTATTTTAATGGCTAGAGTAAGAGGACCACAAGATTTACCAGGTTTTGTTCCTACAGAACCTGTAGTACCTGATACACAAAAAAAGTATACAGGAACTGAACAACAACAGAGACAAAAAAAGGGTCCATTTGAATTAATACCAATACCAGGTGCAAAAGAAGATTCAAGTGTATCACAAAGTAAAGAATCTGCATCTACTGGATCTGATAAACTTCCAGATCCTGCTGATCCTAAATTAACCTTTGGTCAAAAACTTAATTCAGGTTTAGATAAATTATTTAATATGCAAGAGAATGATCCTGAAGCATATAGAAAAGTTATGTCAGGTTTTGATATTTATTTAAGAGGACAACGAGGAGACGATCTTATTACTGCTATAACAGGTAACTCTAAGTTTAATGCAGAACAAGCATCAGCATTATTAAAATCTAGTCTTGCAGCTAATGATTTAAAACTATCAGAAATGAAAGTATTACAAGCTGAAAGAGATTTAGCAACACCAGATAAAGTAGAAAAAGGTGAATTAGAAATAGCTAAAAATATTGTTAAAGGTGATGTAAAGAAAGATAATCTAGAAGCTGTTGGTAATTTTGTTGCAGGTAAAGCAAAACAACTACAAAGTATAGCAGCACAAAATAACTTAACTTTAAGTTTTAATGAAGCTGTTGCTATTGCATATAAACAATTAGAACAAACTGGAGAATTAAAAGATACTTCTACATTTGGTGGTAAACTTGGTAAAGAATTAACAATTAATCCAGATGCAGTAAGTGCTGATAAAACAAGAAGTTTAAAAGAATTAAAATCTAGACCTAGTAATAAAGGAAAAACTGATGATGAAATCAGAGCTGCTGTTGAAGCAAACGGTCTTACTTTAGTAGACTAATGGTTGATATATCTCCACCAGTAGATGTATCTTCTGCTGTAGATATTTCTGCTGCTGCAGACGTATCTGCACCTGTTGATGTATCAGCTCCACAACAAAAAGGATTCTTTGAAACATTAAGAAATCCAATAGACCTTATGTATAATGAATCTGTTATACGACAAGGATATAATTATCTTACTGGTGATACACAAGAAGTACAAGCTAAGAGAGCTAAAGATTTTATTGAAGCTAATCCTGGTTTGATGAATACACCTGAGTATAAAAATGCACAAGCTAAACTAGAACGCTATGGTTATCTATTAGAAGAAAACCAAATACCATTTACATTTGCTGCATTACAAGAAGCAGTAAGAACTAACCCAGGACAAATGGCTGGTGAGTTTGTAAATGCATTTATGGCAGATCCATATCTTATATTTACTCCATACTTACTAGGTGGTAACGCTCTAACCAAACTATACCAATCAAATAAAATACTAGGTAAAGTACCTAGGATAGCTAGAGGAGCTGCAATAGGAACTGCTGCAGTACCAGAAGCTGCATTGTATTCTGTTATACAACAAGCAGGAGAAGGTGGAGAGTTTGATGCTAATCGTATGGCAGTAGAAACTGCTATAGGTGGAGCTGGTGGTTTAGGTCTAGGCATAGCATTTGGTGGATCATTAAATACTATTGGTAAGTTTACAAACAAAGTAGATGAAACTAAAGCAGCATTTACTGAAAAACTTAGACGAGCTGAAGCTGGTGATGAAGATGCATTAAGAGAAATAAATATGGAACTTGATGCAGAAGGTACACCAGTATTTCTTAAAGATGCTGCTATTAAAAATATAGAAACACTTACTGGAGAAGAATTTAAGTTTACTAATAAAAATCAACAAGCCATGTACAACAGAATAACAACTGATGTAAATGAAATGTTTAGAGTATTAGCTAAAGATATGACTGAAGTCAGTCTACGAAGTAAAATATATAGAAACTCTGTAACACCAGTAGTTGCAGGAGGTATCTTTGGAGCAGGTGGTGCATTAGCTACAGGCGAACCAGAAAACTTTGCAATAGTAGGTGGATCAGTATTAGCTGGTTTATCATTTGGTCAAGCTGCAACTAAAGCTTTAGTAAGAGCAGGTAATGCTAAAAAAGGTAAAGACTTTATTCGTAGTAAAACTAAAGAAGATGAATGGACTGGTTTTATAAATGAATTAGAAAAGACAGGTGTTGATCTAGATAAGATTAATATTAAAAGAAACTTTAAATACTACAAAGATTCTGTTGATGATGCTAGAACATTAAGTAAAGACTTTGCAGACTTAGGTCAGACAAAAGGTTTAATAGATCAAAAAACAACCTTGATGACTAGATATATTCTAGATGACATGGAGATATTTTCTAGACTTGGTGGTATGCATTCGCACA